TCTCTATAGAGTGCGTTGTCAAAAACTGTCAAATGCGAATGGGAAGCTGTCCGCAAGCTGTCGCGGATCGCGGCCGCCAGGCGGGCGCCGCGCCATGTGACTGCCCTGTGGTTGTCTCGCGTGCGCACGCGTGACGTGACCGCCTGTCACCGGATCGTCGGCGTGTGCTCGCAGGGTGTTGACAGTGCCGCTCCAGGCGCGTATAGTTCATCCCATCGACAGCGAGGCAGCCACACCTGGCGGCTGAGCTGACGATAAGGTGGCACCCCGATAGTTGAGAGAGTAGACGCCCGTGTCCGAGGCGCTGATGGTCAGAAGGTTGCGCGGGGTGCGAAACGGAAAAGGTAAAGACGGCCGGTCAAAACCCGCTTCGGCGGATCAATCCGGCAAATCGAGTGAATGACGTGGCGGTCGGAAAAAATCCTCAGTGGTAAGGCTGGGGCTCTAAATCCGCCTTGTGGTAAATTGCCGGCCCCAGCCGGTGTTGCCCAGGTCTCAATGGCCTGAGCAAAGGTTGTAGCATTTTCTCCAGAGACCAGCAGTAGACCGCACACCCCCTGCGGGGTAGTACAGCGTTGCCCGGGGGGCTTGGGCAACAGCATTCATCCGGACAGCAGCCGTTGGCGCGGCTGTTGGCGATCACAGGTGGTTCCGGCCGGGCACCTGTGGAAGCCTAACGGAGGCGGGTTGCGTCCGTAATACCCCGGGACAGAATGAGCGGCACACAGAGCCCGAGGCCACGCCAATGGCCGAGGTGACGTGCAAAGCGCTGCGGCCCGGGGTTCCTGCTTTCCCGTCCCGACGAACGGGGCTTGCCGACCGTGTCGGCAGTCATGTATTATGCGCGCATGGATTCCTGTCGGAGTTTTACATGAAGCTCTCACGATTAATCAAACACTGGGGCGTTGCTCGCAATCCCGCGAACGGCGACAAGCGCCCCTGGGGCATCTCCCCTACCTCTGGCGGCTGGATGCCGCTGTCCACAACTGACACACGCGGGTGGATGTCCGCTACCGAGGCATGGAAGCGCGCCAAGTCGCTTGGTCCGTCCGCCCGCGTCGGCGCCCTGCTGACCCCGGGCTGTGGTGTGACCGTGGTTGACATGGATGAGGACTACGCCAGCGACCAGATGGCCATGGTTGAGTGGCTGGATTCCTACGCCGAGACCAGCAGCAGCGGCCGTGGCACGCACATCTTCGTGCAGGCTGACCTGGCCGGCGGCATCCGTGACGCGAAGCAGGACATCGAGGTCTACGGCCAGGAGCGGTTCATCATCGTCACCGGCAACGTGATCAACGGCTGGGACGTGGTAGAACCCCGTCAGGACAAGATCGACCGCCTTGTGGCACGCCTGGGCGGACTGAAGAATACGGTGAAGCCGGTGGCGGCCACGATGCAGGACTCCGCCAGCGACGACGCCTGCCGTGAGGCACTGAAGCGCGTGTGGAAGCAGGACAAGGTCCGCCGCCTGTGGACTGGTGACTGGCAGTCTATGGGCTACCCGTCGCAATCTGAGGCCGACATGGCCCTGATTGAGGCGCTGTGCTGGGCCACCGACGATGACGCCGTGGTTGCCACCACCTTCCGCAAAAGCGGCCTAGGCCAGCGCCAGAAGGCCCAGACCAACTACGTCGAACGGACGATCAACAGCCTGCGGAAACGCCGCGAGATCGGGTCCGAGTGGACTGATATGGCGCAAAGCCTTGTCGGCGTGGCATACTGCGACACCCCGGCCGCCAAGGCCGCAGACAAGGCACAGGGAGTCGAAGCCGAGATGACCAAGGTTGACCCGCGTGACGCGATGATCCAGCGCCTGCTGGAGCAGGTGACGGCCCTTACGGCCCAGGTCGCTGAGCTGACCAAGCAGCTGGCCGAGGCCCGTATGCCGAAGCCGGAACCTGAGCCGGAACCTGAGCCGCCTGCCCCGACCCGCTACACGGTAGATGACGATGGCGTCATCGAGGAGCTGACCGAAGCTGAGGCCGGGGCCGAGGTTGAGGAGTCGACCGACACCCCTGCTGCTTTCGACTGGGACCGGATGTTTGCCCGCGCCGCTGAGATGGCAGAGTCCGGCGAGCTGGACGTGTTGAACAATGATGCCCCGGAGGAGGCTCCGGCTGCTGAAGACACCGTGGCCGTGGTCGACACGGAGGCGGTCAGCAACGCTGGTCTGCCACCTGGATTGGCTGGCCAGATGGTGTCTGACCTGGCCAATAGCGTCCGCGGCGAGGTCCCCGTGGACTTTGCTACCGGCGCTCTGCTGGCCGCCGTGTCAGGCCTGGCGGCCCGCAACTTCTCCAGCCCGTCCGGCGACTCGTTCGGTATCACCAATCACGTTGTGCTGTGCGCCCCTCCGGGTTCCGGCAAGAACATCGCCAGCGTTATCACGGGACTGTTCTCGGACGCCAACCCGGCGTGCGCCGTGGCAGCTTCTGTGGTTGGCGGTCGCGCGGCTGTAGCCAAGCTCCGGTCCCAGATCCCCGCCGGCGTGATCCACTGGTCTGAGATCGGTACGGACCTGGCTCGTCTGGCCAGCGACCAGGTGGGCTCCGTCGGTCTGCGGCAGGTCATCCAGATGTTCGACCGCGCACCGGCCAGCCCCGCCGAGTTGACCCTGACGCAAGCTGGCGCCCAGATTCCGCGCCACTACTACCTGTCAATGATCGCCGACACACAGCCGGCGTACCTCGAGCATCTGCTGTCCTCGGATGCATCCGGCTCAGGCCTGCTGTCCCGCCTGACCGTGGTCAACTGGTACGAAGGTATGCAGACGATCCGAGGCACGGGCGGCGCTCTGACCGAAACCACGCTGAGCACGATCCGCCGCATCGCCAACCTGCAGGACCGTGTTGCTGGTAGCGAGAACCCGGCTTACCAGCGTGTCCAGATGACTCGCGAGGCCGGGCTTGTGATGCGTGAGCACGCCACGAAGCGCGCTCGTCAGGCGGTTGCATGGAGGCGGTCCGGTAAGCAGACGCTGGCTGACGCCGCTGCCCGCGTGCACGCCCGTGCGGAGCGCCTGGCCACGGCTGTGGCGATCATCAATAACACGATGGCGCCACAGATCACCGAGGACATTGCCGCCTGGGCTATCCGGTTCGTGGCCAAGCACTTGGAACTAATGCGCCAGGACATCGCCGAGGCCGACAAGTCGACCAGCACGATCGTCAGCGAGACCCTGCACCGCTGCATGACCGATGTCACTACGAACCCTCGTAGCGAACTGCTGCACGGCCTGCAGCCACAGGACCTGCCGACCGAGAACATGATGCCCGCCTCGCTGATTCAGACCATCGTGGCCCGCAACCCGAAGCTGAGCCGCATCATCAAGAAGGCCGGCCAGGATGACCGTCTGATGATCAGCCGCGTGCTGGCCGTGATGGAGCGTGATTTCGGCGTGATTCGCAAGATCAAGATTGGCAAGCAAGGCGGCGGTCTGGCCTACCTGCTGATGACCTCCTACAATCCCAGCATGTACAGCGTCTAAGGAGGACGTGATGGAAACGAAGGAAGTCAAAAAGAAGGCCGTGAACGGCCGCAACAAGGGCGCCGCTTTCGAGCGGCAAATCGCCAACGAAATCAAGGCGGCTACGGGCCTGGAGTGCAAGCGCCTGATCGAGCAGTACCGGAAGGGCGGCCTTCCCGGGGACCTGGAGGGCCCGGCCGTGGAGGGCTACGCCATCGAGTGCAAGCGGTACAGCAAGGTCCAGCCCGCCCTGCTGGCCAAGTGGCGAGCACAGGCGTTGGCTCAGGCCGCTGGGCCGCATGAACCCGTCTTGATCTACAAGGCCGACCGCCAGTCGGTTGTGGTCAACCGTTGGACCGACAAGACCGATCCGAGCAGTGTGTGGGAGCAACCCATGGTTGACTTCATGGCGGAACTGCGAGAGAATGCCATCCATCGACATCGCTGATTGCTGATCGACGGCCCAGGCCGGCAGCCGAAGAATGCCGGCCAACCACAAGGAAACAGCCATGAGCATCATCCTCTCCGCCATCCTCCTCATTTGTTACGCCGGTCTGCTGGCCATCGCCCTGATCCTGGCCGCGCGTGTCGACAATGACGACCAGGAGTAAGCGAATGAAAATCAGCTACGCATCGGCCTCTGATCTGAAGGTCACGATCGGCGGCCAGACCCGCATCCCGTCCTGCACGGACGCCCAGACGGCTGTGAAGCTCAAGCAAGCCCTGGAGGCCACTGACGGCAGCATCCAGCAGGTTAACAAGGTCATCATGGAGTTCAAGAAATGAAAATCTGGAATCGCATCGAGTCCTACGACCAGCTCCCTATGGCTGTCCGTGCCGAAGTATCCAGCACGCTGGCAGACTGGCGGTCTGAGGCCAACATCAAGCGCGGCTTTGGACGTGTCTGGATCAGCCACTGTGGCGCTGCCTACGACCTGACCGCGTTCCGCGGCGTGTCTCGGGATACTGTCCGGGCGATCTACTACACGCCGAAGCAGAAGGATGACAACCACAAGTCGATCCTGATCGTCTTCGATGGCGTGACCTACCAGGTGGACCCGATGCCAGTGGCTGCACCCATGGAGTTTCGTACCGAGCGCCAGCTGCTGTCCCGAAACATCCCGCTGCCGGTGTGACCGCTCATCGGGCAAGGCTTAACAGACAAACGGCCTTGCTCCATACTGACAGCACCGATTCAACCACAAGCCATCACGACACAGGAGTCAATCATGGCCAAGATCATCGCCTCTCCCGCTGACCTGATCCAGGTTGCCCGTTCCCGCAAGGCGGAAACCCTCATCCTGCTGCCTCATGCCTACGAGACAGCCCACTCCCTCCGTCGCCTGGGCTCGCAAGCCTACATCGTCGCCTCGGCACCCAGCATCGCCGGCAAGATCGGTATCCTGAGCCTGGAAGGCGCCATGGAGACCGAGGACGACCTCGAGGTCTTCCGCTCCCTGAGCCCCGTGTGCGGCATGAAGGACGGGCGGATCGTCAACACCACCGGCCACGTCCTGCCGTTCGAGGACGAGGAGCCGGGGAAGCGGCCGCCGTCCACACCCATCGAGCGCTACCGCGGCAACTACCGACTCCAGCGTGCCAACAACGAGTGGTACTACTACCTGGAGACGGATACCATCGAGCAGCAGGCCTGCTTGGCCTACATCCACGGCCTGGCCGTCCTGAATTCATCTGTTGGAGGTGTTAAATGAGCAACAAGGCGACCATCACCCGCGGCATCAGGGCTTACCGCGACCTGCTGGCCGAGATCAAGGAACTGCAAGCCAAGGCCGACCGAATCCGTGACTGGCTGGGCCAGCACGCCGATCAGTTTGACGACGAGATCGACGGCCAGCGGGTCACCGTGAAGGCCGTCACACGAGTCAGTGTTGACAACAAGGCCTTGAAGGAGGCATCATTGTCCGACCCGTCGATCCTGGCGGGCCTGTCTGCCACGTACTCGGTGCCGGCAAAGTACGAGCCCACGGAAGCACAGAAGCAGTTCATCACCACGAAGCCGGCTCCGGCCGCAATCAAGTTCCATGAGGTATGACCATGATCAAAAACACCAACACCCTGCACGACTCGGGCAAGATCAATGCCCTGATCTACGGTGAATCCGGTGCCGGTAAGACCCGTCTTGCACTGACCTGTGACCGCCCACTGGTCATCAGCGCCGAGGGAGGCCTGATGTCCCTCCAAGGGGCTGACATCCCCTACATCGAGGTCACGGACATCAAGACGGCCCGCGAGGCGGTCAAGTACGCCACCCAGCACGCCGCCGAGTACGGGACGATCATCTTCGACTCCCTGTCCGAGATCGCCGAGATCGTGCTGGCCGACTTGATGCAGAAGACCCCGGATCCGCGGAAGGTCTACCCCGAGATGGAATCGGCGGTCACACGCCTGATTCGCCAGCTCCGTGAGCTGCCGTGTTCCGTCATCTGGATTGCCAAGCAGACCGCCGTGACAGACGACGCTGGCCGCAAATCCTACGCGCCACTGGTGCCGGGCCAGAAGTTCAGCGACAAGCTGCCGTACCTGCTGGACCTGGTGGGCCACCTTGTGGTTGACACGGTGCAGAAGGATGACGGAACGGTCTCGCATCGCCGGACCCTCCGCTTCGTCCCGGACGGCACGTTCACGGCCAAGGACCGCTCCGGCAAGCTGCCCGAACTGTGCCCGGCCAACATCCAGAAGATTGTTGAGCGCATCAACCGTCCGTCTGAGTGACGAGCGGCGCTTGACTCGGCCCGTGGGCAGGCGTATAGTTCTGTCCATGGGCTGAACGACAGCCACAACCTCAAGGAAACGATCATGAAACGCACCGTCCTCGCCATCGCCCTGGCCTCCATCCTGACCGCCTGTGGCTCCGCCAGCGAATCGCAAGCACCGGTCCAGGTTGCCCAGCAAGCCACCCCGGAAGCCCAGCAACCCGCTTCCACGGACCTGCCTCCGACCACACTGCCTGCTGCTGTTGAACAGGCACCGGAGGCGAAGCCTGAGCCGCTGCCGGAGCCGGAAGTCCAGAAGATCGATCCGGCCGCCTCGCACAGTTTCAACGACCCCGTGGCCGACACTGAGCCGCTGCCCTTCACGGCGCCGAAAGCCGAAGAAGAACCGGTCCAGGATCGTGACCTGAAGTACCTGAACATGGGCGTGGCTCGCGCCATCGTCGAGTACCAGATGGTAGGCGAAGCACTGAAAGCCGAGTTGGCCGCCGAGATGGGTGAAGGCGTGGACGCCTGGATCAAGAAGGGCACAGAGCGCTGCCACGCCGAAACGGTCGAATCCTTCCGTTCCTACGCCGACTGGAAGGCCGCCGATGCCAAGGTCATGTGCACGGGGCTGGCCTACGGCTACTGGGCCATTGTGAACGGTGTGACCGCTCAGACAGAGGGTACGCCCCGCCAGTGCCTGGAGAAGGGCTACTGTGGCTTCATGTTCAAGCAGTACTCTCTGACCACTGATCTGCCCTTTGGCCTGACGAACGGCGCTTGACACCAAAGCAGTGCAGGTTCAGAATACTCAGCATCAACCCAGGGGCCGGTTGCCAATCACACAAGGCCAACGCCCAAAACCTCAAGGAGCATTACCATGACGTTCGATTTCTGGTCCGTTGTCAACAACACCCAGTTCCAAAACGAAGCCGCAGCAGAGAATGCGGCGCACGGCGGCGGATTCAAGAACTTCGCAGAGCCCGGCGAGTACGATCTGACGATCAAGGCCGCCGAGATGAGGCAGACAAAGGCCGGTGCCCCCAAGCTGATCCTTCGCGTGCTGGCTGATAGCGGTGAATCCGGCTTCTGGGATCTGCTGGTCGGCCACGGCGGTGGCGTCAGCAAGGCCGCCAAGATCGCCCAGCAGAACCTGGCCATTATCCTGAAGTACTCCGGTGCCAAGGCCGCAAACCCGTCGGCTCTGATCGGGCTTCGCGTGAAAGCATGGGTCAGGCTCGAAGAAGGCAATGACGGCATCGAGCGCCCGGTTTTCCGTCCGATCGGCGTGGCATCCGGCGCACAGCAGGGCGCCAACGCAAGCCGCCCTGCTCCTGCCGCCAAGCCCGCCGCCAAGCCCGCGCCGCAGCCGCAACAGCAGCCCGATGCTGACGACCTGGGTGACGACGACATCCCGTTCTGATCGAGAGGCAGGCCAGAATGTTCAATGATGACGCTCTGGCCGCCCTCGAGGCGGCCAAGATCAGGTCAAGGTCGAAGCTGATCGCCGAAGGTCGGACCCAGGACGGCTACTTTGCCGTCTACGAGACGCCGGAGGGCAGTTTCCCGACGGTTCTCCGGCACAAGGCAGCGGTCGGCGTGGACTACTGGTACACGAAACCAGCGGCCCTGATCCACGTGGCTGAGTTCCTGAAGAAGGCTTGACACACCTGCCCCGGCGACTCGCCGGGGCTTTCCATTTCAAGGTGACCGACATGTTTGAAGATTTTCTGAAACCCCTGCCAGTCCGTTGCCATGACATCGAGCAGCGAATCGACGAAGCCGTAGCCGCAGACCCTGCTGCCTGGCGCCGAGTACAGGCGGGCTGGCTGGAGCGCTGCACCGACTGGAAGGAAGAATCCAACAAGGAGCGGACACACCTGGGGGCCAGCGTGATCGGCAAGGAGTGTCCACGGGCTGTGGCTCTCTCCTACCGCAAGGCCAGTCCTGACGCCGCTGTGGACGGCCGGATGGTCAGGCTTTTCAACCGCGGCCACATGGAGGAGGCCCGGCTGGCCGCCTGCCTGCAGGTAGCCGGGTTCTCGCTGAAGCTGATCAGCAAGGACGGTGATCAGATCTCCTACAAGACCGGTGACCTGCAGGGCTCTGTGGATGGCGTCATCCGGCTCCAGGATGGCAGTCTGGCCGTGCTGGAGTTCAAGACGATGAACCGGCGGACCTGGGACAAGCTGGAGAAAGATGGCCAGATCAAGCCTGAGCATCTCGCACAGATGCAGTGCGGCATGCACGGCCTCGGCCTGAAGCGAGCCCTGTACCTGGCCTCATGCAAGGACACGGACGCCATTCAGGTTTACCTGGTGGACTATGACGGTGAGCCGACGGAGTTCCTGAACCTTGCCACGGGCATCACCCATGGTTTGATTCCGCCGAAGCTGGCGGATACCGACTTCCGCTGCAAGTTCTGCGACCACAAGGCGCTCTGCCATGGCGACGCCCCGCCCATCGCATCGTGCCGCACCTGTGTGCATGCGTCGCTCTGCGGCAACGGTGTGGTGACGTGTGGCATTGGCAGAGGCGGCACCCTGTGTGACAATTACTCCCCGATCAAGTAAGGAGCTTTCATGGAACTACGCTGGTACCAACAGGAGGCTGTGGACGCGGCCATTGCCTACACAGGAAGGGCGGGGATCATCAATCTGCCCACCGGGGCGGGCAAGAGTATCGTCATCGCCCGGATCGCTGCCCACGTCCTGCAGCAGGGCGGCCGCGTCCTGAACGCCATCCACAACGGCGACCTGGTGCGGCAGAACGGCCAGGCCATTGCCCGGGAGGTGTCAGAGCACGTCGGCATCGTGTCCGCCTCGGCCGGAAAGAAGGATTGGGATGCACGCGTTGTGGTCTGCTCCGTGGGTACAGCCTTCCGTCATGCCGAGGATATGGGTCGGTTTGACCTAGTGATCATCGACGAGTGCCACCTTGTGTCGGAGCGGGCTGACACGATGTACGGCAAGCTGCTGGCCGGTATCCGGAAGGTGAACCCGGAGTGCCAGCTGATCGGCCTGTCAGCTACACCGTGGCGGATGGATGGTCCGCTGATCGGCCGAGGCGTGTTCGAGGATGAGATTTACAGCGCGGGCACACCAGCGGCTTTCGCCCGGCTGCTGTCCGACGGCTACCTGTCACAACTCGTGCCGGGCCCCACCTCCGTGGTCAGCATAGGCGGCGTCACCATTGCCTCGAACGGGGACTACAGCGAAGAGTCCTTCGCCCACAAGATCGAGCCGCTACTGCCGTCCCTGATCCCCGAGATGCTGCAGGCCTCCATGGGGCGTCGCAAGGGCATTGTCTTTGCCCCGACCGTTCACACGGGTGAGATGATCGTCAGCATGCTGCGGAACATGAGCGAGACGGCCGAGATCATCACGGGCAAGACGCCAAAGGGCGAGCGGAAGGGGCTCATCGATGCCTTCCGGAACCGGAGCGCCTTCCGCTGGATGGTCAGCGTCTCAGCCCTGACCACGGGCTTCGACGTACCGGATATCGACGTCCTGGTGTGCTTCCGCCCCACACTGGCCTCGGCCCTGTGGGTGCAGATGCTGGGCCGCCTGACCCGTGTGCACCCGGACAAGGTTGACGGTCTCGTACTGGACTTCACGGGCAACACGGAGCGTTGCGGCCCGATCGACAACCCGATCATCCCGAAGCCGAAGGAAAAGGGCGCCGGCGAGGCAGTCAAGAAGCACTGCCCCGTCTGCGAGCACGGGTGCAGCGCCAGCCAGCGGCAATGCCCTGTGTGCGGCTACGAGTTCCTCATGGTGGCCAAGCGGGAGAACGTGGTGGCCAACGGCGAGCCGCCGATGTCCGTCTTCGCCGGCCGCAAAATGGCGGGCAAGGTGCCGTGCATCCTGCCGTCCACACGCACAGCTCGCATCGTCATTGATCGCGAAGGGCGGCAGTGGTGCCGGGTCAGCTGGACCGACCGCATCAGCCTGCTGATGAACGACCGCTGGGCGGCCCGGCTGGGGGTGCCGTGGGGGCAGACCTCGGCCATGGTTGACGCCATCATGGCCAACGGCACCAAGCCGACCACGGTGGTGCTGGACACAACGGGGGATTACGCCAAGATCAGCATTCCGAAGATCGAACCCGCCACGGCTGACGTGTGGTGGCCAGTGACCAGCACGCCGCAGCTGCGGGGGATGGTCCGGCGGCTGGTGCTGGACATCCCGGTTGAACCCGCAGCACTGACCCGGGCGGCCACGGTCGCCGGCGTGGGCTGCCAGTACGGCCGCCTGTTGCCCGATGTGGTAGCCATGCTCAAGCGGAAACTGGGTGGCGACGCGGTTACAATTGAGCAGTTTGACCAGTGGTGTGTCTCTTTGCAAAACCGTTAACGGAGGCTCCTCGATGTTCCAGACCACAGCGCCTGACGGAAGCATGGCGCTTTCCCTCACTCCGGCACTGCCGCCGCTTCAGCCCATCATCCCGCCCCGGCTCCGCAAGGCCACGGGCGGGCACGGCGGCTGGAAGGTGGATGCCCCGCAATCCATCACGGTGCTCCGTAACCAGATGGAAGCCAGCCAGCCCGGCACGATCATGGACTGCAGCGGCCTGCTGTTCCACTTCCGCGGTCAGCAGCTGACCGTCCATGACAATGTGACGGAGGTTCGCGGCGGCGTGTTCGTCATCGAGCCACAGGCCACGGCCCGGTGCGCCATCCTGCCGCGTGACCGCGAGAACGACCTGCTATTCCGTGACTGCATCTTCATCCTGCTGGGCACAGCCACGGAACAGCAGGAGGCCCTACTGCACGGTCACGCCAACAAGGGGCTGATCGTGCTGGAAAACTGCATCTTCACCGGGCAGCCGAAGAACGTGACCCGCGTGATCGGGGCGGGCCCGGGCGACTTCAACACCCCTGCCGGCCGCGGCCGTTGCGTCAGCATCACCTCGCCCCGTGACGTGAAGGCAGGCGGTCTCGTGGCACGTGGATCCTGGTTCCTGATGGACGACGAGCGCAACCAACCCACGGGCGGCGAAGGAATCCCGGCCATCAGCCTCCGTGGCACGCTGGCAGGCAATCAGCGGGCATGGTGGACGGCCAACAAGACTCCGGTCAGCGTGCTGATGCCCTGTGGCCCGGTCGACATTCAGGGTTGCACGATCCAGGGGGGCTACTACGGCATCGAGATGTCGGCCGTGGAAGGCGGCATCGTATCAGGCAACACCCTGATGGGCCAGATGCGGGGTGTGTCCTGCCAGGATTCGACCGTAGGGGTTGAGGTCTCGCACAACGTCATCGCGGACTTCAAGTCGTCGGCAGTCCACACGGCCTACGGCAGCCGCGGCATCGTTGTGACGGGCAACCATGCAGTCAGCAACGTAGCCGAGGGTCAGGCCGCCCTGCAGGCCTACTGCGGCACCCGTGAGATCGAAATCAGCAACAACACGGTCGCCATCGGGGCTGCCGGCACTCCGCAAGCTCACGTCTACGTAGGCAACGATGCCCAGTCGACCGAGGTGCGGGGCAACATCCTGTCCGGGCCATTCCGGGCTGCCCACATCGAGGTGGACCAATCCTGGACGAAGACGCCCCAGGTCACGCCGGGCTACTCGGCCCGCTACACGCCGGATGAGCCTCTTGGCGTGAGGTCTGACCTGCTGGGCACGGAGCTGATCGGCAACCGGGCTGTGGGCGGGCTGACCGTGCGAGCCTCGGCCTCCACGGGCAAGCTGACCCTGTGGACGGATGAATGCCAGGCCGCCATCAACGGAGCCGCTCCGCGGAGGATCGCAGACCTGACCGTGGTCTGATCCGACCGCCTGTCTGGTGAAAGGGGCCTTCTGGCCCCTTTTTCGTTTCTGCGGCAACGGGAGGGTTTGACCTGGGTGCTGATGGCGCGTAGGATTCACTCCATCGCAGCGATGAACGCTGCCACGGAAGCAAAGCATGGAAATCACTGTCTACACCAAGCGGAACTGCCCGGCCTGTACGGCTACCAAGAAGGCCATGGATCGTGCTGGGCTGGATTATGAAGTCGTTGACGTCAGCGACAACCCGACGCGGCAGCAGGCCCTCCGTGAGTGCGGATTCCGCACCATGCCCGTTGTGGAAGTTGTCGACTGCGAAGACTACCGGTCCTGGGAAGGCTTTCGCCCGGACCTGATCAAGCAACTGTAAGGAATTGTCATGAAGAAGGATATCGTCGTCTGCCTGTTCGACACATCTGGCGTCATGGGTGAACCATGGCGGGCCGCCGGGTTCCGTGTGATTCGCCTGGACCTGTTCAATGATCAGCAGTTCCGCATTCCCGAACCCGGGGAATCGGTGGCCGTGCAGGCCGACCTGCTGAAGGGGGTGCCAGAGGAGATGATGCGCCCCGAGTTTCTGGAGCGTGTGGTGTTCGTGGCCGCATTCCCGCCGTGCACGCACCTGGCCGTGTCCGGGGCTCGCTGGTTCAAGGGCAAGGGGTTGCGGAAGTTGGCGGACAGTATCAACATGTTCGCCACGGCCGCCGAGTTCTGCGAAGCGGCTGGCGCTCCATACCTGATTGAGAATCCTGTCAGCACAATCAGCACGTACTGGCGGCAACCGGACCACACATTCCACCCATGGCACTTCAATCAGCTGGACGCCGCCAGCAGCTACACCAAGAAGACGTGCCTGTGGGTTGGCGGGGGGTTCCGGATGCCGCTCCGGCTGGTTGACGATTCGCTGCCTGTGGACGAGAACTACATCCACTACCTGGGCAGTCATGCCAAGAACGACAAGGGCAAGGACCTCCGCTCAGTGACGCCGGCCGGCTTCGCCAGGGCAGTGTTTCTTGCCAATGCAACACAAGGCTGACCGTTCGTCGGGTGCGCTTGATTGGCAACACCCAATGAAGTACAGTTCACTCCATCGGCAGGCAATAACGCCGGCCGATGGCCAAGAGGATTAAATCATGTTCACGGAAGAGTTCACGATCAACGTCTACACCAATGGCGCGCTGGAAACCAAAAAGAACGCGCAAATACACATCGAGCACGCGGGGAGGAACGGCGAGAAGGTGTTCGAAGAAGTGGTTAATGTTGATGAATTTGGTAACAGGGCTACACTGGCGGTTTACAAGGACGAAGACTCGGTTTTCTTCCACTACAAAGACCGCTATGCAACGGTTATCCGGAATGCAAAGTATGGCCGGAATACGACGCTGGCGGCAGCAGAGTTCTTCCTTCAGAAATCCCAAAACAAACTCGATCAACTCCAAAGACTTCTGCCACACCTGATTAAGTAACAAAACAAGCTTCGCACCGGGGTTGGCAACGGTGCAAAACAACGAGATAATCACCAAATCACATCGCCGAATAGGCATCACTCGAAAGGAGCAGCTCCATGAACAAAACCATCCTCGCCCTGTCCCTGGCCCTGATCGCCGCCCCCGTCCTGGCCACCAATACCCCGGGCGCTGACTGCGTGGGCGTCAACGCTTGCAAGACCAACAGTGACAACAAGACCACCAATACGACCAACGCACCGGTGGCTTCGGTCAACGGCGTCAACCCGGAGGCCCACGCACAGCAGCAGCAAGGCCAGCAGCAGGGCCAGACGGCCACGGGGGGCAGCGTTGGCAGCTTCGCCGCAACCACGCAGACCAACCTGACCGCGGGCGGCTACAGCTACAACGGCAAGTCGCTCAACGTCAACCCGGTCACGGTGCCTGCCGCCGCCATGGTGGCCCCGTCCGCCGAGATCAGCCGTGTGGCCGACCCCTACTGCGGTCCGCGCCAGCGCGTGATGTCCCATGACGTGCAGGGCCGTGTGATCGGCATCCTCTGGGACTCTGAAGTGACCCTGGGTCAGAACCAGTGGCTGGCCCCGAACTTCGAGGAACCGTACCGCCGCGTGGAAGTGATCCCCGGCCAGCTGACCCAGCTGATCGGCCACAAGATGCACGAGACCACCACGGTGCTCACGGTATCCACGTCCGGGGCGCTGGCATTTGGGGCCAATGGCGGCAATGGCCAAGGCGGCAGCATCGGAGGCAGCCACGGCGGTGCCCTGCAGCGGATGGTGACCACGATCCGTCTACAGGAGTGCGTGGCCTACGAGATCGTGCCGAAGCAGGCGGAGCTGCCCAAGGTCAAGCCTCAGCCGAAGCGGAAGCCGGTGGCGCCGAAAGCCAAGCCCGTCTGCGACGTGTGCCAGCGCCCTCAGGTCAACCTGACGGTCAACGTGCAGAAGTGATGGGCAATGCCCGGGGCTTCGGTCCCGGGCTCCTTTCAGGAGAATCGAACCATGGACTACGGATTCAACGTTGTGCGCCACTCGTCTGATGGCCTGGACCTGTACCGCGTGGAGCCGGCTGGAACGCCGGCGATCCCCGGTGTGACCGCCACCTGGACCGCCTTTAACGACTGCACAGAGGCAATGGGGCAGGAGTTTCTGGGCGAGCTGCAGGAGGCCATTGGCGGCGACCTGATGACCGTGGACGGCTTCCACTGCCTCGCCGTCACATGCAAAGGGGGCTTCACGCCACCCCGCGTGGATCCCGCTGACCTGCCGTACGTCGTCGGGTATTGACAGGGCGGTCACACGGGCTCATCATTCAATCACCCCGGCACGGTGCCGGGCAATCCTACGGAGCAACGAACATGCAAACCATCATCACCTTCCCGGCCGACGCCGGATACCCGGACAAACTGGCCGCCATCGAGGCCCACACGGTGGGGGCCAGCCTCCTGGAGGACTACGGCACCATGACGGGCGCCCGGCTGCTGTTTGCCGTGTCGCGTGACGGCCTGTACCTGACCTACGTCCACGGCAGCGGCTACCACAGGTTGTCCGTGACCGACGACAAGGGCGAAGCGCTGCGGATGCTGGAGCTGCTGAAGGAAGTCCACGGCATCGCGTCCGAATCCATCGGATGATTCCATTCACCGCGTGAATATCGTGGCCCGGCCATGCGCCGGGCTTTTTCTTTGTCGTTCGTCGGGCCGATTTGACGCGGCCACGGCAGGTCTGTAGCATCCATCCCGTGCCTGACGATTGGCGCCAGGACTGACATCAAGGAGCACCACCATGATCTACGAGAACGCCCCCGCCCAGTGCCTGCTGGACGTCCTGAACGCCTATGGACTGCGTGGCAAGAGTCGGTCCGATGCCGGCCAGATGCTGATCGAGGCGGCAGTCGGCCACGTGTCCGTCTTCACGGTCAAGGGTCGGGTCTTTGCGGCCACACGGGGGCGGAATGGCAATCTGGTGGTGGCTGTGGAAGCCATCTACCCGAAGGGCCGGGAAGCTGCCAAGGCCCTTGCCGTAGCCAGTCTGGCCATGCGTGGCCGTGCACAAGGGGTTCGGTCATGAGCGCCGCCGACTGGACGCCGGACACGCCTGTGGCTGGCCAGGAAGGCGATCCCGACTTTGGCACCTGCCGTGTGTGCCAGTACCACGACGCGGCCACAGGGGCTCTCATGTACCGGATCGAGAAGGAATCGACCGCGCCAGTCGATGGGGCGGAACTGATCTGCATCCACATGTCGGCCGCCTACTGCCGGCGGCTGCTGGCTGCCATGAAGGCGGACATGAGCGGCGAACTGGGGTGCAGGGGAGCCATGCTGCTGATCCGGGGCGCGGCACAGGCCTCTGACGGCGAGCACACGGGGGGGCAAGCCAAGGACCGGCCGGCAGGCCATCCGGATCCGCTGAGGCCGACCCGGCACAACCCCGAGGGCTCGCCTGATTGGTCCGGCCGACCCCGTCCGGAGGATGCAATCACAGTGCCTGAAGGGGCAATCACACCCCCCGAAGAGGGGGCGGATTCGACCGGGGAGCTACCCTTCTGACGGATAGTTATCCACAGGGTTATCCACAGGATATCCACAGGCTCTGGAGCCCCTTCGGGGGCTCCTTTTTTGCCTGCTGCGGGACGGGTTTCCACCCCTCTCCAAAGGGGGTCAAAAGTAATCACTAATTTTCGAGATAAAGCCACAAATCTGAAATAGTGATTTGTGAACACTAAGTCTTTATCCCGGGATTGGCTCTACAAGCCATTCTACGATTTAGTCCTTACCCTCCCTTGTGAGGTCAAAGGTATGGAAATGCCTACTTTTTATACTTCCTTCTATAGAGGGATGGGTAAGGACTAAATCCGTTTTGGGATGGGTAAGGACTAAATCATGTTGACACCCCCTCGGAACCTAGGTACCATGACCGGGTCAAAATTCACCCATGGAGGGTATCCATGACACGCAGTTCCAGCGCCCCGCTGTTCACAACCCCTGTGCTCGCTCCTGTGGCAGTCCTCTACGCCTCCAGCGTGCCCGCTAGCAAGTACGTGACAAGGTCAAATGACCTGCCCCAGGATTGGCATTGCGTCCTCCTGAACTTGTGGCCGGACGCCCTGAATGGAGAGAACAAGTCGCTGGTCGCAACCAAGGCCAAGCCTCGGGCAAACCTGCAAGCCAAGCGCAGCGACGGCGAGCTGCTGCGCTCCCTTCGCCGCCGTGTGCATGGCTGGCTGAATGCAACCGACGTACCTGCGGCGGAGATGGCCGGCGTCAGTGAGATGCGCCGCAAGTCCTACTCTGTGGCCGCAGTGTTTGCCACCGGCAAACCCGATGGCTGGGGGACTCCACTGGTCGCGGCAAAGGATCGGGAACCTGTCACGGTCAAGGATCGTGCCCGACGCCCGCACAAGCCCCATGGGCCGCGCCGCGACATCTACTGGGTGCTGACCACGGACAAGGGGCATCGCGTGCTCTACAAGGCCACCAGTGCGGTCGGCAAGGCCATGTCATCAGGCACAGCGCCGGTGCCGCCTGGATGGCATCTTGCACGTGGCGTGGAATACGGCGACGGCGTGAAAGGCGCGCCGCTCAAGAAGACCCTCCGTGTGCGGGCGGACTACGATGCGGATTCGTCCGTGCCATTCGCACAGCGCCTGGCCATCGAGACCTTCGTGACCTGGGTCAAGAATGCCATCCGGGACCAGACAGACGGCCGTTGACACGGCGACTGTGATCGTTCATCATTCGCTCCAACACCCCGGGATTCACCCGGGACCCCGCCAGAAAGTCCGTGGCGCTGTTTTCCATCATTGGTAAGGTAATCACCCTACCGCAAGCCAGAAACGCGCTACGGCCGTTCTGGAGCCTTCTGGAGGCATTCATATGCACCCGCTTCTCTTCATCCTCGGCTTCTTCGGCTTCATCCTGATCTTATTCGGCCTGATGGAGCTTCATGCGCGCTCGATCATCAAGCGCTTCGAGCAAACCATCAAACATTCACAGGAGTGATAGTTCCATGATCCTCATCGGTATCGCCGGCCCGGCACAATCGGGCAAATCCACCTTGGCAGGCGAGTTTCGCCGGCTCGTCGAGTTCCGCGGCCAGAAATATAGCGAGCAGCCCTTTGCCGGGCCGCTGAAGCGCATGCTGGCCTCCATTGGGGTGGATGTATCAGAACTGTCCAAGAATGCCCCTGTGGCCTTCCTGGACGGCCGCATCACCCCTCGAGTCATGATGCAGACCTTGGGCACGGAGTGGGGTCGGTCCATGCTGCCCGACCTGTGGCTGCGTGTGTGGCAGAACGAGCTGGACGGTGATGCTCACCTTGTGACCGTGCCTGACGTCCGGTTCGACAATGAGGCCGAGATGATCCGCTCGCTGGGTGGTCTCATTATCCACATCCAGCGGAAACCGACCACCGATATGCTCGCCGTGCCCGCTCATGCCTCCGAGGCTGGCATCAAGCGCGCAAAGGGCGATATCATCTTTCGCAACGATCGGGGCATCGAGAAGATGGCCGCGCTCGCCGCCAACATTCTGGACAACGCCAAGTGAAACAACGCAAACCTCATGATGGCCCGAAGGTCATCGCCCTGGACATCGAGACCGCCCCGTGTGTCGCCTACGTCTGGCGCACCGGCAAGCAGGTCCTGACCATCGACCACATACAGCAGGAATCCACCCTGATCTCGTTCTCATGGTCCGAGTGGGTCTATGGCAAAGTCAAGAAGGCCAAGTACCTGTCCACGTTCGAGCAGGTCAACCAGCGGGACGACAGGCGGCTGGTCACGGCCCTGTGGGAGACTCTGAAGGACGCCACGCACATCGTCGCCCACAACGGGGCTGCGTTCGACTGGCCCATGATCAACGGGGCCTTCTACCGCTGCGGCCTGAAGCCCCTGCCCAAGCCCAAGATCCTGGACACGATGCTGATGGCCCGCCAGATCGGCGGCCAGACCTCCTACAAGCTGGCGTGGCTGACCAAGGATCAGGCACGATCCAAGCGGTCACACAGCCGCTTCCCCGGGCTGCAGCTCTGGATCGAGTGGCTGAACCGCAACCCGGCTGCCGAACGGGAAATGCGGCTCTACAACAACATGGACGTGGAAGCCATGTGCGAGCTGCTGAACAACGTGCTGCCCTGGGCCCGTGGCCCGCAGTTTGCCGGCCTGGTGCCGCAGTCCGAAGGTCGGGAAGATGAAGTTCACCACTGCCCGCGCTGCGGCTCTGCCAACGTCGTACCCCGCGGCTTCACGACCACGGTGGCTGGGCGTTATCAGCGGTACCGCTGCTCCGACTGCGGCGGCTGGTCCCAATCCCGCTTCCTGGTGCGTGAGAAACGCAAGCACCTGCTGAAGACGATCTGACCGACGAACGGCGGTTGACCCTGGGATGGGGTGAGCGTATAGTTCACCCCATCGACACCGCCCACACGGGCTCACATGAAAGGAGTAGCACCATGAACCGCCACCTGATCCGCGCCTACGCCTCCAATGCCCTGTCCGCCCTGATTGATAACCACGGTGTCCTGTATACCTGTGACTTCAAGGGGCGTCGCCAGGCTGTTGCCCAGATCCGCCTCGGCGGTGTGGCTGTCAACCCCCGCAACCTGGATGCCCGGCTGCAAGCCGAAGCCATCCTGCGGGCACACAAGTTCCTGGGCATCGTCCTGCCCGTCATCTTCGAGTGCGAACTGGACGACTGAACGCAACCCGCCTCCGCCCGGAGGCTTTTCCAAGGAGTATGCAACCATGTTTGAGAAGCTTGTCCCCGATGCTCGATACGAGTGGATGGAAACCAATCACCTCCTGCTGGCATCCGCCGAGACCGTCACGATCCAGCCCGGCCAGGTGCAGATCATCCACACCGGCCTCTATACCTACGAGCCGCTGGCCATGTCCTTCCAGAGGGGTGCAGAGAAGTTCGGCATGTGCGTCCTGCTGACCACGGCCCTCACGGCCGACCAGGAGGTCAAGGTGGCCATCCTGAACCGCGGCACTAGTCCTGTCACGCTCGCACCCGGGGAATGGTTCGCCGTGGCGTGCCCCCTCGGTTTGAATGAGCCGCTTGACATCGACATCTGACCTCGGCCACCATCCACGCAGTGCCCGGCAATCACGCCGGGCTCAATCCAAGGAGTAAACCATGATGACCACCACCACCTACGGCTTCCGGGCCGAAGAAGAACGCATGCAAGCCTCGGACGAGCGCGCCGACGCCCGCATGCGCCGCGGGGCCCGTGTCTGGAATGCACTGCAAGCCATCGCACAGCCCGCGCTCCGCGAAAGCGCCTACGACGCGCTGGCAGCCGAGATCGATGACGGCGAGTTCAACCCCGGCTGGCTCCAAGTTGGCCCCTACGTCGTCGGCGTGGCCGATGAATCCGGCGAGACCATTGCCGTCCACAAGATCCTGCCGCACCAGCAGAACCTGATCGGCATCGAGGCGCTTGCCCAACGGGCTGGCGAGATTGGTACAGAGGGTTACTTCGAATACGCTGAGCCCCTTGGCAACGCCTTTTGCCGCGCACGGTTCCGGGGCGGCAAATTCGTCGTTGACATCACTGCCGCGGAGTGACCCCATGAGACGCGTCCTCGTCTTCGTCGCCTACTTCTTCATCGCTGCTGTCGCCCTGCTTCAGGCCGCATACGTCCACGCCACCGAGGCCGCCTACCGGGGTGCCGTGGCCGCCAACTGGTGCAACTACCTGGGGCCGGACTGCAAGCCCTACGGGCTCTCTGTGCGGGCACAGCGGGTGTTCAAGTTCCTGACGGTCACTGACCTCGGCCTGCTGGGCGGCGTGACCCGCTACGAAGCCACCAAGGAGATCACCGACACGGAAGCCGCCGTGACCGCCGGCGACCCGGCGGCCTGCTACGAAGCCCGGGAGCTGGCCCGGGCTATGCGCCACGCCTCCGTGCCCAGCACACGGCGCTGGGGTCGGGAGCTGTTCGAGCTGGTCAGCCAGAAGTGTGACTGATCCGGATCGGCGGTAAAGCAAAATGGGCCTTTCGGCCCATTTCTCATTTCTGAGTCTGCTGCACGTAGGCCCAGCAGGCATCGGCCCAGGCCTTCAGCTCGTCGGCCCGGTCGGCTTCGGACCGAAGAAATGCTCCAGCCTCATCCGAAAGTCGCCAGCCGGCGGTGCCTCCTGCAGCACTGACGGTGTGACCGGTGCCACTGGTGTTGCGGTCGTGCAAGCTGCCAGTGTGCTTGCCAGCAGCAGCCCGCAGACGGCGCAGCTCAGCCTGATGCTTCCGGTCGATCGCCTGAGCCCGCTTGAGGCCGGCCTGTTCGGCGAGGCGGATCTGCTCCAGGGCCCGAACATGCTGGGCATCACTCTTCGTCTCGTGCCACTGGTGCAGCAGCCACATCCCGGTCAGGGCCGCCAGACCGTGTGTCAGCATCCACACGGGCAGGCGTCTGACGGATGACGCGAGCGACGATAACAGCAAGGCCCATCCACTTGGCGTAATCATCTCCCAGGTACCCCTTGATCTCGGGCAGGTAGTCGCCTACCAGCTCCAGCGCCACCAGCGCGACAGCCGCCTGCACGCTCAGCAGTCGCCATGCCCGTTTCCAGTCATCAATCAGCAGTTTCATCGCTCCGTCTCAAAGTGAGGTCCATCGAAGAACTTGGCCGCCAGGAACGGGTAGTCGTCGCACTTCGGGCCACTGATCCAGCGCCAGGACCCACCCCAGCGCACCGGAAGGCTGAACTCCAGCGCCACCTGTGCGAATGTCCGGGCCAGCTCCGCGTAAGCCCTCTGGCTCCAGTCCGGCTTCCCGCCGGGCATCACAACCAGGTCAACAGCATGACCGGTCAGGTGCTTGCTGTCCAGGGTCTTGGACTTGCCGGCAGCCACCAGTTCACGCTGGCGCTCCTTCGTGCGAAGCCCTTCGGACACGTGGCATTCCACGGGGTGCCGCTTGATGACTGCCAGCGCGACAGCGGCCAGCAGCGTGTCTACGCCCTTCAGGCGCTCCAGGTCACGGGTATTTGGCTCAGCCACGGCGGGTCCCCTCGATGCGGTCTTCGAGGCGTGACAGTTGCCCTGTCTGCTGGCGCATCATGGCGAGCACCTGACCGACCTGAGCCGACAGGCGCTCGATCTCGCTTCGACTGACCGCGTCCTTCTGGGCTTCAACACGGGCTTGCATGACGCGGCGCTCCAGGTCAGTAAGTTGGTCGGACTGCTTGGTGATGCGCGCCTGGATGGCGGCCACCCACGCAAGGGCGAAGGGCGTGATGATCGAAGCCAGGCGCTGGAAGTCGTTGAGGTCCATCATTGGGTGTCTCAGAAATGACACGGGCCGGATGCCCCGGCCCCGTTGATTCTAGCACACCACCTGTATCAGGTCTGAACGCCAACCGCCATCCAGCGCCCGCTTGTTGGGGCATGGAACAGCACAAAGCCGACCACACGCCCTGCCTCGATCAGGAACTCGTAGCGCGGGTAGTTCACATCACCCTGGAGCGAGAAAAGGATGACCGGGTCACGGGCCATCGGCACGGGGAAGCGGTGTGTCCGGCTGGCAAGATCGGTGCCCGTCGGGTTCATCGCACCGACCTGCATGATCGGGTTGGATGCGTACACACTGCCCACCACGCTGAGTCGGTTTGCAAGCTGAGGCGTCACGACGCTGGTGCGCCAGCTCTCAAGCCCAGTAATCCGGGTGCCGTGATCAGACCGCAACCCATTGATGGCCGTTGTGTTGGCATTGGCCGAGGCCTGGGCGGTGCGTCCCAGCTGGGCAGCTGCATCTATACTGGCAGCTGTCATCCGATTGATCTCGTACCGTGTGGCGTCACGGGTCATCAGGTGGTTGGTGGTCTGATCGGCCGTTGTTCTACGGGTTCCGGTTGACCGCACGCCATTGTCAAGCAAGCTGTCAATCAGCGCATCTTGCGACGCACGCGCCAGGTTGCCCCCCGTCTTTCTGATCACAACGTCCGTGACGCCACTCCCGGACTCGATGCGTTGCAGCTGATCGACGGTCTTCCCGGCTTGCGTGGCATTCATGCGACGCAGCAGCTCACGCAGCTGGTTCTCTTCAGTGGTGGTCAGTGCCATTTACGGACGCTCCGTCATGGGTTGAATGGTGACGTACTTCGACGCACTGCCGCACGTCGTGTTGACGTTGATGGTGATGGTGCTGCTGGTCACAGTCACCCCGTTGATGGGTGTCATGGCGCTGCCAATCACGTAGTTCGGCACGGCCACCAGCTTCCGGTTCGACAGGCTGCCGTCGTCGGCGAAGCCACGGATCTCAAAGGCCTTGATCGTCTGAACGCCGTTTGACCGAAAACGGAACAGGTTCGGGATGTCAATCGCACCCGACGCCGGCTTCTCGAGGAAGAACGGGGCTGCCAGTGTCAGCTGCGAGAACAGCCAGTTGAACCACTCGGCGGCCACGGGGGATCCGATGCGCCCCGGGCGAGCGCCCAGGAAGCCGGTTGCCATCAGGCTTTCCGGCGGCTGGCGCATATTGTTGTACTGCGCGTTGGCCGGATTGCCTACCTCATCAGTAGGGGAAAAATGCTTCATCAGCGCCTCACTTCGGATTCGGTCAGCCACTGGATTGAGTCGAACCCGCGCGAGAGCGGTTCCTCAAATGTCAGTGAGTCGGTCAGCAGGATTGTACCACCGGAATCGAGCAGCGGGCCGCCATTGGAATCTGTCAGCAGGCCCGACAGTGACGGTACAAGCGACGCGAAGTTGACGGCAAGATCGGACCATTGGTTTTGGCTGGGGTTCAGCGGCTTGTATACGGTCTGCGCCGAACTTGCGTTGTTGTTGCTGATCAAAACCAGCGACTGCGAGTCTTTGGATTGTGTCGCACCGACAAAGAACCCATCGTTGGCGACCGTGACCTGTCCACCAAGGATGCCGATATGATCCATGTAGGGGCGCGCCCATCCATAGCTAATGTAGTTCCCACCGGCATTGAACTCGCGGTACCGCAGGATGCACCCAGGGTACTCCAGGTAATTGGCGACCAGCTTCGATGCACTATTGTAGGTACCGCGGGTCGCATTGGATTCGTCCATCACAACGGGCGGCACGCCCTGCCGAGGGAACACCTCGGCCAGGACACAGGCCACCGCCGAGAGTCGGGGCTTCTGCAGGCTCTGCTGCAGCCAGGTCAGCTGCTCCATGTGATCGTCCCCACTTCAGTGGATCGAGGGTCTGCCGGCAGCGTGCCGGAGCCGTTCAGCAGGATCGTGCAGTCCAGCAGCCACGGCAGTTCGTTCGCCATGATGGCTGCAACCTTCTGGCCGTAGATGACACCAGGCTTGACGACTTCTCGGCGGATGATGGCCTCGGCTGCGGCGTTGTTCCGTGTCTGGCCGGGCACCAGCGACACCCCCTGAATCACGATGTTCACGGCGCGCGTGGCGGATACAAGCCACTGCTCACCCGTGCCCGCGTCCCAGTATCCTCCAACCTCCGGGGCCCAGGTCGGGATGCCGGCGGGGCGAGCGCGCTTGATGGCAGAAGCGGCCCGGGCCGCGTCCACCGGCCCGTGAAAAACGATCGTGATGGTGCCCGGGGGTTGACCCTGCGGGGACAGGGCGGGCGCCAGCCACTCATTCACCGTGGCGGACATACCCTCGGCTGCCAGCGCCGCCTCGATGGCTGCGATCGTGCCGCCAACCAGCTGTGTCTGCGGGCGGATCCGCGCACGAAGCGAGTCGTCGTCTTCGTCGTCCAGGTTGGCCGAGGACCGCATGGCAGGCACAGGAGCAACGATTTGCCATCCTTCGCCAGACATGTTCTGTGGCTCGACATCCATCTCCACGTAAGAGAGGTCTGTCGCGCCGATGGCGTTCAATGCCTTTGGGGCGCTGAATTGCGTATCACGATGAATCAGGATGTCGCCACGCGCCACCAGTCCGTAGGAGGACATCAGCGACGATTCATTGGCTGCGGTACCGGGGTACCGAATCGACGACCGCAGGTAGGCAAAGCGCCCGGAGATGCGGCGCACGATGGTCGCCTTTGTGCCACCCTGGAACTTCACCTCATCCGGCGGAGTGCCAACCACAAATGCGGCGTAGAACGGCTTCGTGCCACGTCGACGCTGGACATTCACGATAGAAGCAATGTCATCCAGCGCTGCACCACTGGCCGTGGCCAGCTTGCTTTGCAGGTAGGCGTACTCCGCATACTCATAGGACAGGGCAGCCTCTTCGGCTACGATGTCCAGCAGCTGCCCCAGCGCCGAATCGCGCCCAGTATCGGCGTCGGGCACGGAGGCCCTAATCTTCTCGGTAAGCCGTGTGCGGATGTCCGCGACGTTCGGCGCCCCTTGTGTCACGTCAAACATCGATCGTGGTTCCGGTTCCGTTGATCTGAAGGTCCACGGATACTACCCGTGTGGTCGGGTCAATTCTAACACCAGTGATGCCGAAGGTACTGACCCCGCGCACACGGCTAACGGCAGCCACAACGGCCGACACAACTTCCTGCTCCTTGCCGTGAGCGGCTAGCAGGTGCCAGTCGGTGCCGCGATCGGGTTGTAGCGGGCTCTCACCCTTCCACGCCTGCAAAGCGATGGCACAGGACTGGGCAATGGTCTCGTCGTTCTCGGCCAGCTCACCCAGGTGCAGGTCGCCGTCCGCATTGAGTCTCAGATCTCGCATCAGATGACCGCTCCAGTGTTGCCGTCTTGCGCCGTGCCGTTCGAGTGCCGGTGGCCCGCGCCGATATTCTTGCCGCCGTTGGTCATCGCGCCCGCCACGGACAGGCTGCCGGTCACGGTGACATTGCCTTGCAGGGAGATGGATGCTGCCCGGATCTCGGCACGGGAAGCCTCCACGCGTGCGTCGTTGGCGGTGATCATGGCACTGCCATCGGTGTAGACCTCGATGCTGGACTGATGAACCGTCACGTGACTGCCGGCGTGCCGCAGTTGCACGGTCTGCGGCGCTGACACGGAGCACGGCAGGCAGTAGGGGCTTGTCTTGTCCTCGCCCACGAACAGCAGCAGGCACGCATCGCCAGCCAGCGGCATCATGGACAGGGCCGCGGAGCCGCCAGAACCTGTCAGCGTCAGCAGGCGACAGTCCTGCACGTCTGGCCACGGGGCGCCATCATCCCCGGTACCATCCGGCGCCACCACGGCCAGCGCCCCGCGCACGGTCCTGATGATACCGGTCACGATCTGAACGTCACTCACGCTCAACCTCAATGGTTGTCAACGATTCATCGAATGTTATCACGTGGGTCACGCGGGTCACGCGGCCTGCCACGCCGATCTCGCCGACAAGGCCAGCCACACGCGCCCCCACGTCGCACGGCGTGAGCGGTAGCGCGACCGTGGCCTTGACCGTGACCGACCCGTCATCCAGGCGCTCCCTGTTGACAGCCGTGACGCCGTAGGCCGTCTGATCATTGATCGTGACAGAGGCCGCCTGGCCGCCGCACACAACCCCTGAAGCGGTCACGGTCCACCGCCGCCCGAATACCTGCCGCATGGCGTCTCGCCAGAGGCAGCTGAAGGTCCGAGGGCAGGTCGGCAGGATGGCCGAATCGGCGCCGATCACAGGCAGGCCGACAGCCTCGGCCACAGCCTGCGCCACCGTTGACAGCGGCGTGTCGGACGCGAACGACAGGGCTACACGCTTCGTGTTCCATCGGGCGGCGTCCTCCCCGCCCGTGATCAGCAGCGTTCCGTCAATGGCATTCCAGTTGACCCGCACCACGTCAGCTGAGATGGGCAGTACCGGGTGCTCTATCCGAACCGTGTGATAGGCCCCGCCAGTGGCCTGCTGGCCGATAGCCCGTGGCACGTCCTGCAGGGACACCTCCACGTCCGAGGCCTTGCCGTCCTCAGCCCGGGTCACGGTAACCTGGCGGCACGCCCCGACGAGACGGTAGCTACCATCCTCGCCCACCAGGGTAACGGTCACGTCTTGCATTCAAACACCCCATCGCCCACATGCCGGATGCTGGCGCCATCCACCGCGGCCCGGCCGTTGCCGACAGCCCGCCAGCCCCGGAACTCAACCACAACGACCCACTGCCACAGCAGCCGGTTCCAGCGCACGCCGAACGTAGCGCCATCGCGGCGCCATGAGTAGGCCTGTCCGGAGACCTGTGTGTACGTCACTTTTTCAGCCAATTTGACAACTCCGTCAGTGCATCACTGCCGCCATCCTTCAGGCGCAGCAACAGGCTTTTGGACTTTGCCGGCTCGCCGGCGGCCGGTTGGCCGCCCTTGCTGGCCGATGCCGTTGCCTTGGACGTCGGCGCTGCCACGTCCTTGCCAGCGCCCTTCTTGGCCCGGGGCGGCGCCTTCTCGCCAGCCACGGACTCGGCCTCAACCTGCCGCACGGCCCGGATGGTCAGCTCGACATCGATGGCTGTGACTCCGGCTTGCGTGATGGTCACGTCAGTCAGCACGCCGCGCGGGATACTTGCCACGGGGCTCACGTAGGCGACCGGCTCCTGTGATGCCATCAGGCGGTCTAGCGTAGCCCGCACACGGGCCGTGGCGTCTCGGGACGACAGGTCGTTGCTGACGCGCCCATTGACCGTCAGCACGCGCTCCGTAGGGCCAATACCCGTCATCACGTCGAAGCCACCCCACGCCCCAGCGTAGGTGGAGAGCTTGCGCTGATCCTTGACCTCGAATGAGGTCACGGCTGTCAACTGGATGTCTGCATTCAGGGTGCCCCAACTCTTCAGGACGCCCGACCGCCCGTCAATCACGTAGTTCATCGCTTCACAGCCTCAGAGGCGGCCCCCCGGACCGATCGTTCAGTCACGCGGGCGATCTCATTGATTGTAGCCTGACCCGCCTCGCCCTGAACGTTGATGGTGGTTGTGGCCGTCACGTTCTGCCGGAACCCGAAGGTCTCCTTGATCGAGCCCCAGGCCGACGATGCGGCGTCAGACACAAACTCGCCAGCAGACGACGCCAGTGAAGCCGCGCCATTGCCAATGGCCGAGGCCGCGTCCTTGGCCAGATCCGTGATACCGTCGATGCTGCTGACCTTCTTCCACAGGTTGTCAACCGTGGTCAGCAGGTCGGATACCCACTGGCGGACGCTGGCAATCTGATCCTTCACGGGGGTGACCACGTCCTCGAAGGGTCCGAACAGCTGGCCGGCCAGCGAATCCTGTCCATTGATCCAGGTGTACAGGTCCTGCACCACCAGAAACACGGCCGTGGCAGCGGCGATAGCCGGGGCGAACGGCGCCACAAAGGCCCAGGCGGACCGGGCGGCAGCCGTCAGGCCGGTCACAAGCGCCGGCAGGTGGGTGGTCGCAATTACGCCCAACGTGATGCCCAGCGTGTTGACGATGGTATCCATCCCGCCCAGGAACTGGATGCCGCGCTCGATGGCGCCGGACATCCAGTCCAGCCCGTCAGCCAGTCGCTTGGTGAAGCCCGTGGCCGCATCGAACCTGGCAATCACACGGTCGATGGTGTCTCGCAGGCCTTGCGTGGCTTGCCCGACTGTCCGGCCCATGCCCTCGGTCTGTGCGCGGAGCCCCGGGCCGATCTTCCGCATGCCGGCCAGCACAACCTCTGTGGTCAGCTTGCCCTGCTCGGCCATTTTCTTCAGCGCCCCGACCGTGCCTTGCGGCCCGAGGATCGACCGCGCCAGCTCGCGCATCAGCACGCCAGCACCCTCGTTCATCGAGTTCAGTTCATCGCCGCGGAGGGCTCCGGACCCCAGTGCCTGGCCGAACTGGCGCATCACACCGGCGGCCGTTCCCGCATCCGCCCCACTGGCCTTCAGGCCGGCGTTGAGCGTGTCCAGAATCTCGGTCACTTCCTGCTGGTTGGAAAGCACGCCGTCGGTGGCGTTGGCCAGCATGATGTAGCCGTCAATGTATGAATCCATGCTGGAGCCGAGGCTGCGTGCACGGTCAGCCAGCTGATCAAAATCACCCCCCTGTGACAAGGACTTTAGGCGATCCCGCATCGTGTTAATGCGGTCACCCACCTCGGCCAGTTTGCGACCAAACGCGGCCAGGCCAGCCACGCCAACGAGAGCAAATGCTGCCTTCATGGCGGACGCGGCCTTCTCCGTGGTCCGCTTGGCCTGATCCACAGCCCCTTCGTACTTCTGCAGGCTATTTGTATCAGTCTGGAATCCCAGTCGCGTGACCAGCTCACGAACGATCATCGCTTGCTTCCCGTTGGATTGCGGCCCGCATATCCAGCAGGCCATTCAGTTGCATCAGCCGCCCCAGTGAGACGGCCCCGGTTTCCACAGCCTCGAGCGAGACCATGCCCTCGAGGATGGGGCGCCAGATGACGAATTGCTCTTCGACATCAGCCCGGAGCCTTCCGGGCAGCGCTCCATCCTCATGCCCTCTCACGAACGGGCGCCAAACCGGGTGAGCGCCTTCTCGAAAGCCGGGCCGACCTGTTCCTTGATGCTGATCACCGCCAGCTCGTACAGGTCGCCGATATCTTCGGCCGTGAACAGGGCGTTTACATCGGCTTCGGAGCGCAGGGGTTTGCTGTCGCACGTCATGGCAGCCTTCTGCCACATCGGGAGGGCGATGTCCTGCACGGGGTCGCCGATCTCAGCCAGTTTCCCGATGAGAGCGGTTACATCCGAATCCATCGACACGAAGCCCAGCGCCGGGCCGATGGTCTT